CTACGCCCGTCACGGCGGCGGCGCGTTCTCCGGCAAAGACCCGACCAAGGTGGACCGCTCCGCAGCTTATGCGGCACGGTATGTTGCCAAGAACATTGTCGGCGCTGCGCTGGCAAAGCGGTGCGAGGTGCAAATCTCTTATGCCATCGGCGTTGAGCAGCCCGTGAGCATTTTCGTAGAGACCTTCGGCACCTCCTATATCAGCAATGCTGATTTGAGCGGCCTTGCGAGCGATTATTTCAACCTCACCCCGAAAGGCATCATGGACAAATTCAAGCTGCGCAACCCCATCTACAAGGATTTGTCTTCCGGCGGCCATATGGGACGAACCGACCTGCGCACCGCTCGTTGGGAGTATCTCGATATGGTTTATTCGCTCGTTGGCGCGGCACACAAGTTTCGCAAGTAGGAGGAGCAAGAGATGTTTCATGGTTCGATTCCGTCTTCGGTTCAGCAGATTTTAGGTGACATCGTGGCAGCGTGGACCGTGAAAGACATCTATGTCGGATGCCGCGGGAACTTCACCATTGAACGCACCCTGCGCGACATCACCTCGGCGAAGCTGCACGGCAACGACGTTACGATATATTCGTGCTTGCTGGGCCAGTTCTTTGCGGGAGCGCCGCTGAACGCGCGTATCAAGCCGGACTATAACGGCAAAATGGCGTTCGTCCGCGACTACGCGAAGGAAGACATTGACGTTCTCACGATTGCGCTGCTGCTCTCCAAAATGGCGGTGTATCTGGCCAGCAAAAAGTCGAACGCATACTACGACAAAATGATTCAGGCGTACACCGACCAGTGGAAGCCTTTGTTCGCGCAAACAAAGGCGAAGATGGAGAACATCCAGCCATTCCTGTCCTCGTTCTATGCCGGGGACGTGTGCGGAATGGTGGACACCATTCCGGAGGACAGCGCGTTTATTTGCTATCCGCCGTTCTACTCCGGCGACTATGAAAAGATGTTTACCTCCCTTGAAGAGGTTATCGAGTGGAAGCCGCCCGAATATGACCTTATCGACAAAGAGAAGATTTTCGAGATGTTCCGCAAAATGACACAGCGGCAGCATTTTATGTTTGGCACAAACGATGAGCTGCCGGAGTTCAAGGATCATCTCGTTGGCATCGCGCAAACGACGAATCGCGGCGTTCCGTTGTACGTCTACGCGAAATCCGAAAAGCGGAGAATCATCATGCCCCGGCAGAATTGCGTCCCATTCCTTACGCAGCGCCTTGGCAAGGACGAAGACATCGGCGACACGATACGAATAGTTCCGCTGAAAAGCGAAAACTTTCAGGCGCTGCGCAGCCAGTACATGAACGCACACATCAATCCCGGCTCCGAAACCGCTTCTTATGCCGTCACAGTGGATGACAAGCTCATCGGCGTTTATGCGTTCAGCGCAAGCCCGTCCTTCTCCAACTGGGATAAGCACATCGCCACGCCCACCATGTATCTGCTGTCAGATTTCCCGATTGCCCCCACAAAGTACAGCCGGTTGGCAAAACTCGTCCTGTATGCCGCTCTCAGCAAGGAAAGCAAGCTGCTCGCCGAGCGACTGACAAACAAGCGCGTCAAGTCCCTTGTCACGACCGCCTTCACCAAACGCCCTGTGTCCATGAAGTATCGGGGGTTATTTGAACTGTTGACGAAAAAGGAGCTGGATGGTGCGGGTGACGATGAGGGCGACATCTCCAAGCGTTACTATGGCGAGGGCTATCAGCTGAACTATGGCGCTGCCATGGGCAAGTGGACATTACAAGAGGGCTTCGAGCTTTGGAAACAGAAGCACAGCAAAACAGATGGGAGGTCCGAAACGTGAATGTTTTTTCTATCGAGATAGACCCACGAGAAATCAAGCTGCTCGAAATGAATGCGCGGTATATGACGCACGAGGAATTTAACCGCCTCGTTGAAAACGTGCGCCGCGACGGGCAACTGACCAGCACACCGTTCCTCTGCAAAGAGCCGGACGGAACCTATCTTTGCTTGTCCGGAAACCATCGGACGATGGCGGCCATTGAGGTAGGGCTGGAAAAGATTTGCTGCCTTGCAACAGATGAGCCGCTGACCCAAGACCAGAAAGTGGCAATTCAGCTTTCGCACAATGCCATTTCGGGACAGGATGACCCTGCAACGCTCAAGCTCTTGTACGAGAGCATTCTGGACACCGAGATGAAAAAGTACAGCGGACTGGACGACAAAACGTTGGAGCTGCTGGAGCAGTTCTCTGCTGTCAGCATCTCGGAGGCAAATTTGACGTTTCAGACGCTGAGCATTGTTTTCCTCCCGGACGAACTGGAGACCGCACAAAAAGTCATCGGCGAGGCATTGGAACGCGCAAAAAGCTCCGACAGCATTTATCTGGCTCGGTTTAAGGAGTATGACGATTGGCTGGACGCGCAGGAAACCGTTTCGTCGGCCTACAACGTCCACAACGTCGCCACGGCAATCGACCTTATTCTGCGAGTGTTCTCCCGGAATTTGGCGCAATGCGCAGAAGCGTGGGAGGACAGTGACGACGACAAGCGATGGGTTCCCATCGAAAGCGTCATTGGCCGCTCGAAAATTCCGGTTGGTAGTGCAAAGATAGTCCGCAAAGCCCTTGATAAAATGCTCGGTAGGCAGGAAGTTACCGGCGAAAATCTCTTTCAGGGCTTGGAGTATATGGCTGCGGATTATCTGGCGGGGGAATAAGCTATGCCGAAACCCAGTCTTTATAATCCACAGTACCACGATTCGTGGGCGTGGTCTCTTGCAATCAAGGGCGCAACGGACGCAGAGGTCGCCGACGCATTTGGCATCTCCCGCAAGCAGGTGTGCGTGTGGAAAGAAAAGTATCCGACATTTGCTGCGGCATTGCAGTCGGGCAAAGACGCGGCGGATGCGCAGGTTGAGAAAAAGCTGTTTGAACGTTGCATGGGCTTTGAATACGAGGAAGAAGAGCAGGTCATCGATGTAGCACGGGAGGGCGGTCCCAAAATCGGCAGAATTGTCAAGAGGAAACGTCGCGTTCTCCCGGACACTATGGCGATGATGTATTGGCTGAACAATCGGAAGCGGTCAACCGGCGAGTGGTCGCAACGACAAGAGGTCGCGCTTTCTGCTGCTGACGACAGCTTTGAAGATGTTGTTATTCGGCTGCCTCCAAATGGGCAGTGCATGGCAAAGGGCAATGATTCTGAAAATGGGGCGGGGGATGAATGAATGTCAATGCAAAACGGATTACCCTTGAGCCGCAGCCGGGGCCTCAAGATGATTTTCTGAACACGGCTGCCGAAATCGCGATATACGGCGGAGCTGCTGGCGGCGGGAAATCGTATGCATTGTTGCTTTCGCCTTTGGCTTATAAGAACTTCAAGGAATTCGGAGCTGTGATTTTTCGTCGTGATTTTGCGCAAATCTTTTCCGAGGGCGCACTGTGGGACGAAGCAGGAAAGATGTATGGGCAAATTCGCGGCGCAGAAATACAGCGTTCAATGAGCCGGTGGATTTTCCGAAATCCAAAGGGCGAAATCATGAGCAAGGTTGCATTTCGGCATATTGGACGCGAAGACGAGCTGTCCAACTGGCAAGGCTCTCAAATCTGCGAAATCGCATTTGATGAGCTGACGCATTTCAGCAAGCGCACGTTCGTTTATATGCTGTCGCGTAACCGCTCCGTTTGCGGGGTACGGCCATTCATTCGGGCAACGTGCAATCCCGATGCAAACAGTTGGGTTCGCGATTTCATCTCATGGTGGATTGACCCCGACACCGGCTACGCCATCAAAGAGCGCAGCGGAATTGTTCGGTGGATGATTCAGCGCGAAGAGGAATTCATTTTTGCAGATACCCGCGAGGAGCTGTGGGAACGCTTTGACCTCCGCACACGCGAAGAACGCATGGAACCGAAAAGCGTCACGTTCATCTCCTCCAGCGTCTATGACAACCAGCGCCTTATCAGCGCCAACCCGCAATACCTCGCAAACCTAAAAGCCCTCCCACTGGTCGAACGTGAACAGCTGCTGCACGGCAACTGGAACATCAAGCCAGCGGGAGGCTTGTATTTTAAGCGTACCGATGCAGACCTCGTTCCGGCCATACCTTCCGGCGTGACACGCTGGGTTCGCCGCTGGGATTTGGCAGCTACCGAAGTCACGCAATCCAACCCCGACCCGGATTATACTGCTGGAGTGTTGATGGGCAAAATGTCGAACGGAAAATATATCATTGCGGATGTTGTTCGTGGGCGTTGGAATGCTTCAACGGTGCGCAGAACAATTCAAAATATTGCAGCGCAAGATGAGGCTGAGTTTGGAAATGTGGAGATTGTTCTTCCGCAAGACCCAGGACAAGCTGGAAAGGAACAGGCGCAAAGCTATGTGACGATGCTGTCCGGGCACAACGTCCACATTCAGCCAGAAAGCAAGGGCAAAGTTGCAAGAGCGGAACCGTTCGCCGCTCAATGGCAAGTTGGAAACGTAATGGTTTTAGCCGCAAAGTGGAATGGATTCTACTTTGCAGAAATGGAAAACTTCCCAGATGGTGCACATGATGATTTGGTAGATGCTTCCGATGGAGCATTCAACTGGATGGAGAGTGTTGGCGGCGGGTTGATTTACAGCGGATTTGCTAGAAATCCCGATATTCACATTTCGGCAATCGCCGAAAAACAGAGATTCACAAAAATCAACATCGGTGTTTATTTTGGCGGTGCGGTAAGCGGAACCTCCTTTGTTGCGGTTGGTTTTGTTGGAGATGACAAGCATGTTGTTGCGCTGCGTTCCTGCCGATGCGATGGGGATACAGCGCCAGACGCTATTACGGGAGTTTTCGTGCAATTCATCCGTGAAACCGAAGCAACCCATGGCGCTGTTGACTATGTGTATTGCGGAGGAGAAAACAACGAGTCGGTTATGGCGAGAAATGCTAAAATAGCGGTTTCCGATGCTGGATTATCAGCCATGGTGCGCACCGCGATGAATGCAAGAGTTGGAGATAGAATCAACCTGACAAACGCCTTGTTTGAGCAGAAGAGGCTTGTTCTCACGCCAGATTGTCAAACTCTCGCACAAGCGTTTCGCGTTGCCGTTCGCAAAGAATCAAAGGCTACTGACGTTCGTTCTGATGATGGAACAACTGACAATGGCACTCTTAACGCCTTTGATTTTTGCATTGAAAGAGATACCTATCGACTTTTGTCGAGTTCGCAAAGGGAGATGACGTGATGTTTAGGAGGATACTACAATGGTTCAGACAGGTGGTTTTATCAATGAACGGAGCTAAATTCAGCGAGGCAAAGTCCGCGAGGTCTGTTGCATCCGACGATATGGCAAACGCCATAGACAGCTGGATTGCCTTGTATATCGGTAACGTTCCGTGGTTAAGCAAAAATCCGCAAACGCTATCGCTCCCGGCAAACGTTGCGGCAGAAACTGCGCGGCTTGTAACGCTTGAGATGGGATGCAGTATTTCGGATCCGGACGACCTTCAATCCGATGATGAGAACACGCAAGAAGAGGACGCCCCTGAAAGCAGAGCGCGGTTCCTGTTGAATCAGCTTTCGCCCGTTATAAATAGAATCCGAACAAACTGCGAGTACGCTTGCGCGGGTGGAGGCATTGTCTTCAAGCCGTATTACGACGGCAAAGGGCTTTCGATTGATGTTGTTCAAGCGGATGCATTTTTACCTGAAAAATTCGACGGCGATGGCAAGATGATTAAAGTCACGTTCCCTGAACGGATACAAAAGGACAATGCGGTTTACACCCGCATGGAAAAGCACATTCTCACCAACGGTGACGACGTTGATGATGAAATTCTAGCCCTTGTGGAGAACCCGGCACAGTACAAAGGGCGACCCGTGTATATCGTCATAAACACCGCGTTCAAATCGCACAAGGAAGATTTTCTTGGCGAGTCATGTGCCCTTGATGAAGTCAGCGAATGGAGCGGACTTGAACCCGTGCAGATTATTGCGGATATTACAAGTCCCCTTTTTGCGTATTTTCGCATTCCGCAAGGGAACACCATAGACCCATCATCTCCACTCGGAGTTTCCGTATATGCACGAGCGCAGACGCTTTTTGAAGATGCGGACAAACAATATCAGCGTTTGCTGTGGGAATTCGAGGGCGGAGAACTTGCAATTGATGCTTCTGTTGATGCGTTCAAAACCGTGGACAAAAAGCCATCGTTGCCTGAAGGGAAAGAGCGCCTGTTCAGAATAAACGACCTTGACCCCGCCATATCGTCCGGCGGTGAACTGTTGAAAGCGTGGAGTCCGCAGTTGCGTGAAGTGCAACTTAACAATGGGCTGAACCGCATTTTGATAGCGATTGAAGATGCCTGCTCACTTTCGAGAGGTACATTTTCAAGCCAAGTTGTCGATGCCAGGACTGCCACGGAGATAAAGCTCACGCGCCAACGCTCGTATGCATCCGTTTCCGACATTCAAATGTCGCTCGAGTCCGCTCTTCGCGACCTTATCGCGGCGCTTGATTCGTATGCCACCCTTTATAATCTTGCACCTGAAGGGAGATACACCGTTGCGTTCCGCTGGGATGACAGCATCATCGTCGATGCCGCGTCGGAGCGAGAGGTTGACCGCCGCGATGTTCTTGACGGACTTATGGGGGCTTATGAATACCGCATGAAGTGGTACGGAGAGAGCAAGAGCAAGGCCGAGAAGGCAATTGCACTCATCGGCGGAATGTCACAATCGGATGATGAAATCCTTGGATTTGGAAACGCCGGAGAGGCGGGTTAGGAATGCTCACTGCTGATTATCTGCTCAACGCGCCAGCTCCGGTTGTTGCTATTTTTGACGAAGTGCAAATGGATATTGTCGCTGACATTGCGAAGGCGATTGTATCGCAAGGACACGTCACAGAAACCGCCGCATGGAGAACTGAAATGCTGAAAAACTTCGGCGCATTTCGCGGCGATATGCTCAAGGAACTTGCACACGCGACAAAACTTTCAGAGCGCGAAATATCTGCACTTATGAAACAGGCGGGAATCGACTCGCTTCAGTACGACGATGCTCTGTATCGGCAAGCTGGGCTATCACCCGTACCGCTCTCACGCTCGCCTGCACTTCAATCTGTCATACTACATGGCGTTGACAACACCATGGCGCTTGTCGGAAACTTCACCAAGACCACCGCGACTGTTGCGAGCGGGGCGTACACCAATGCTCTTGACCGCGCATTTCTGCAAGTGATGACCGGAGCGTATGACCCGAACAAAGCGCTTCGTATGGCCGTAAACGACCTTGCAAGGCAGGGGTTCGAGAGAATCGGGTATCCAGCGGGTGTGAAAACATCCCTTGAAGCATCCGTTCGCCGCGCAGTTACAACCGGGCTGAATCAAGCCGTTGGTGAATTAACGCTCGCCCGAGCTACCGAGATGGACAGCGACCTTGTTGAGGTTACATCTCATGCCGGAGCAAGACCTGAACACGCCGCGTGGCAGGGAAAAATCTACTCTATAAGCGGCAGTCACCATCGGTACAAAAGTTTGCGAGATGAAACGGGATACGGAACTGGGCAGGGATTGTGCGGGTGGAACTGCTACCACAACTTTTATGCTTACATCGAAGGTGTTTCGACTCCTTCATTTCGCCGCGACCCTGCGAATGATGCCGGACGGAACAATGACCAGATGTACGAAGAAAGCCAGAAGCAACGACACCACGAAAGGATGGTGCGCGATGCGAAACATGAATGCGTCACTTATTTCAACGCTGCAGAATCCGCTCCAAACGAAGAGTTGCGCGGATATTTGCTTGAAGACTTCCAAAATTCAGCCAAAAAGCTAAAGAATCGACGGGATAGACTGGATGCGTTCTTGGACGAAACAGGGCGCAAATCAGAACACGAGCGAGAGCAAGTAGCGGGTTTCGGGAGAAGCATGGCAAGCCGTGCTTCTTGGGCTGGACGCATTGCAACTGCATAAAATCTGCATATTATTCTGGATGAGAGCCTGTGCTATAAAAGCACAGGCTTTTGTTATATTTCGCCCATGTCAGCGATATGACATAACCGCAACGGAGTACGTGAACTTCGACAAAAACAACGAAGCGGAAAAAGGAGAAAATTATGGCACTTGAAAGAAAATTCCTGAGAGAAAACGGCGTACCGGAAGAAAATCTTGACGCAATCATGGCAGAGTATGGCAAAGATATTGCTGCGCACACGGCAGAAATCACCGCCAAGGATGCCCTTATTGCGACAAAGACCACGGAAATTACAGGATTGACCGGGCAAATTTCGCAGAGGGACACGGATATTGCCGCGTTGCAAGCATCTATCGGCGGCAACGACAATCTCAGCGAAAAGATTGCAGCATTGCAACTGAAATACGATACCGACACTACCGCGCTCAAGGAGAGTATTTCTGCGCAGGAGCGTGACCATGCAGCTGAAAAGCTGTTCGGTGGATACAAATTCAGTTCAAAAGCCGCGCGGAATGCAGCAATGTCTGATTTTCTGAAGAAGGACTTCAAACTCGAAGAAGGAGCATTTCTTGGTGCTGATAGTTTCTTCGCTGTTCTCAAAGAGAGTGACCCCGGCGCATTTGCCGCCGAAGCGCAGCAAGGCGATGACGAAGGCGGAGAATACCACGCGGAGAAAAAACCGAGCTTCGTCCGCCCGACCGGAGGTGCCAACCCCGGCGATGACAAAAAGAACCCATTTGTAATGAGCGGGTTCAACATGGTGCGTCAGCCGCCAAATGCTGACAAAAAAACATGATAGGACGGTAAATCAAAATGGCATTTGAAAAACAAGCAGTAAACTATGCAGCACAGTATCAGCAGGCGCTGTCGCAGATGTTTCCGTATGTTCTCTACTTCGGAGCGCTGCACAACACGGAAAACAATGGGCGTTTCCGCTGGGTGAACGAGAAGACCATTGAAATCCCCACTATCTCCACCAGTGGACGAACCAATGCGGACCGCGACAGCATCGGAACAAAGGCTAGGCGCTGGAATAATCAGTGGACACCCAAGGTGCTCAAGAATGAGCGAAGCTGGCAAACCTTGGTGCATCCGCGCGACATTGACCAGACAAACGTTGCTGCCTCCATCCAGAACATCACGCAGGTGTTCAACAACGAGCAGAAGTTCCCCGAAATGGATGCCTATCTTATCAGCGAACTGTATGCCGCTTGGGTTGCTGCCGGGAAAGCGCCTATCTCCGTTGCGCTTGACAACACGAATGTACTTGTCAAGTTCGACGAGATGTATCAGGCGCAGACCGAGGCGCGCGTACCCACCGCCGGGCGTGCGCTTTACATCACCCCCGCTGTTGACACCATCCTCAAAAACGCCGTCGGAATTGCGCGCAACTTCGATGTTCAGGCGCAGTCCCCTGTGATTCAGCGCGCGGTATCCGTGTTGGAGCGCACCCCTGTTGAAGTCGTTCCGTCTGAGCTTATGAAAACGGTTTACAACTTCACGGAAGGGTGGGAAATCGGCGTTTCCGCGAAGCAAATCCAGATGCTTCTCGTGCATCCGGATGCGGTCATCACGCCAGTTTCGTATGAGTTTGCACAGCTTGACCCGCCTGCGGCTGGTTCGGGCGGCAAGTACGACTATTACGAGGAAAGCCACGAGGATGTGTTCATTCTCCCAAAAAAAGAATCTGCGCTGGGCTTTGTGCTCGCGCCGTAAAGGAGCAGCGATATGGAACTTGTGAGAAAAGGAAACACCGAGCTGTGGGTTGAAACTCCGGACATTCCGCGCTACCGCGAACAGGGATACGACCTCATCAACAGCAATACCGGAGCGGTAATCGAGCCTGGTGATGCCGTTGGTGAGGATGCGCTGAAACACGAAAACGATGTGCTGAACGCTGCTGTCGCCGAGCTGACAGACAAGCTCGCCGCCTCTGAGAAGGCTGTCGCCGAGCTGACAGACAAGCTCGCCGCCTCTGAGAAAAAGCCGAAAGCCAAACCCCAAGACTAAAGAATTGGAGGAACTCCCAATGCTTGAAAAAGCCTACTACGACAACATCTTTCGCGGAACGCCGCTGAACGATACAGAGTTTTGGGCACTTCGCCGCGCCGCGATTGATTCTATAAAAAGCATTGCAGTGTGTGAGGTTCTTGACAAAGACCTTGACGACAAACGTTTTTTGGATGCGATGTGCTATCAAGTCGAAACGCTCCTCCTTAACGGAGGCGCTTCTGCGATTGCTGGCAGCCCGGATGCGCAGATACAGAGCGAGTCATTGGGAGATTACTCCGTCACGACAAAGGGCGCCGCTGAAAAAGCGCCATTCAGTGGATTCGGCTTTCCTGTTTCGAGTTTGGCGGTTTCAAAGCTCCGCGAAATGGGGCTGATGAACCGTTGGGCCATGCAAGAGAGGTGTTGATGTGGCAAGCTATAGAATGACGCTCGATACCGTAACGCTGTTCAACCACGTTGGTGAACAGGGAGGTTCTGCGCAGTTTCAAGTCACAATTCTGCGCCGCGTTCATTGCCCAACCAGGCTTGGGGCGTCAATCGACTCATCGAAACTCTATGTGTTTGATGAAAACGTTATTGCTGAGTCACTGGATGGCGTGGCGCGTCAATATGCATCGCCGGACGAATGGAACAATCTTCCAGATAAGGGGCGGCATTGGACGATAAAAGACAATGGAAATGATTATTTCGCCGTTGGCGTTCACCAAATGCCGTCCCCACTTCTCGTGAAAAAACCGTTCCGCATCACAAAAGTAATCGTTAACAAGCTCGGAACCAGAAGAATGTGGCACTTGGAGGTGAATGGAGCGTGAGTTATTCCACAAACGCAACACTGCAATTTGACACAAGGACGTATATGGTGAATACAATTGGGCCACGGAAACTGCGCGCACAGAAGTGGATTGATAATGAGGTGCTGAAAGACAGCGCTCCGTATGTTCCATTCAGAACCGGGAATCTTATGCGCTCCGGCTCGAGCGGGACAGTTATCGGAAGCGGCATCGTGAAGTACAACGCACCTTACGCGAAACAAGTGTACTACGGAAAGCATATGAATTTTTCAAAGGCGAAACATCCGCAGGCCACTTCCATGTGGTTCGAGGTTGCAAAGGCACAGAAAAAAACCGCGTGGCTGTCGGGTGTCGCAAAATTGATGGGGAGGTAGCCAATGAGCGAGCCTGTATACACCAGCGATGGCGTGCAAATCGTCGAGAAGATGCTGAACCACTTAAATTCTTGGGACAAAAAGCCGGCCGACATTCGGCTGGAACGTTTTGAAAAAGCAACGCCAACGATGATGCTCCAGCAACTTTCTGGTGCTGTCAAGGTACGCCAGTATGTCAGTGGTTCTTATATCGGCTCATGGCCGTTCGCGGTATATGTACGTATCAAGGGAACGGACACGAACCAGATGGTAAGCGGTACCAGCGTCCTGAACGACCTGCACAAGTGGGTACTCGAAAACCCTCTCCCTTTCATTGGAGACGGGAGAAAAGCCGTAAAAATCCAAATGACCTCTGCGCCGTGCGGAATCTCAAGCGCTGAAAACGGAGAAGAGGATTTTCAGACAATCTTTGAATTGCAATATCATCAGAACGGAGGAACGTAAATGGCAAACGAACTCATCACTAGAGACCAATGGCGCTCTTTTATGGGCGTAAAGGATGGCGCAACAACCAAGTACCACACAATCGGCGAAGGCTTCACAAACCTTGCCGAGAGCAAAAACCCCGCAGAATACACTCGAAAATATGTCCACGAAAAAACGGAGCGCAGCGATGTCACCGGGTACGCAACCAGCATTGCGTACAGTACAGATTTATACTCTGAGGACCCTGTCGTTTCTGAGGTCGTCGTCATCACAGATTCTGAGCTTCGCGGAACGGATGCACAACGCGAAATCATTTCCGTGAATCTCTGGAAGGCCGTTGACGGAAGTGAAGACACGTTTGAGGCCACGCGCAGGATGTATTCCGTCATTCCTGCCGGAAAGGGCGATGGGACGGAAGCGATGATTTACACCGGAACATTCAAAGCGGCAGGCGACATCGTATTCGGAAAATTCAACACCGAAACCAAAATCTTTACCCCAAATTAAGCAATGGAGGAGTGAGCCAATGAGCCAAACGAAAGAATCCGAAATCATCTGGTACATCAACGGTCATGAATTCGAGTTGGATTTGCATGATGCTGATGTCAATGAAAGATTCGAGAGAGTCTTCGATGAAATGTCCGAAACGGAAAAATCTTTGCCAAAAACCGGCAAGGGTTCAGACATGATTCGTGCCTACTGCAAAATGCTTGATGATGTATATGATGCGCTATTCGGAAATGGAAGCGCTGATAAAATCAGCGGCGGAAAGAAAAACGTTCGCCTTTATAACGAGACGTATGAAAGCTTTCTGCTCTTCATTCGGGGACAGCGAGCAATTCTTGATGCATCGAAAGCGCGCATTTCAAAAACTGCCCAATTTTCCCCGAATCGTGCACAACGCCGAAGCCAAAAAAGCACGAAGGTCACTGACAAATGACCGCCATCAATATGCTCATCGACCTCTTGCCTGAAACCGTCACTGTTGGTGGAGATGCGTTTGAAATTCACAGCGACTTTCGTACCGGAATCTTGATGGAACAGCTCGTAACCGCACAAAATATTACGCCGGAAGAAAAGCTCCGCGCAATGCTCGAACTGTATTATGAGACTGTTCCATCGGATATTATTGGCTCTGTTCATGCCATTCTGTGGTTTTTTCGATGCGGAAAACAGCAGAAAAAAAAGACGGATGCTAAAAAAGATAAGCTCATACGTGAACGCGCATATGATTTTGACCATGATGCAGAAATGATTTATGCCGCATTTCGAAGCGACTACGGAATCGACCTCAACGATATTGAGTACTTGCATTGGTGGAAATTCTGTGCATTGTTTCGGGGGCTAAAGGACGGAAACGAGATTGTGAAGGCGATGGCATACAGATGCACCGACATCTCAAAAATTTCGGGGAAGGCAGAAAAGCAACGTATTATCCACATGAAAAACCTGTACGCACTTCCGAGCGCCCTAACGCACGAAGAAAAGGTCGCCAAGGCGGGTGCTATATTTGGAGGTGGTTAGCTGTAAGCACCATCAAGAAGCCTCCCACGGAAAGGCTGTGGGCAAAATGCCCGCATTGCGGGGCGAAAATTTGCGTGTATGACAATACCGCATCCTCCAGCGGCGTGTTTTTGAAATGCACCCGCAACCCAACCTGCCGACTCGAGTTTGAACTCAAAATCAAGGACGGCAAGCAGACGTTTTAACACAACAGAGCCGTTGAGCCATGTGAATTACCAGAATCGGAGGTGATTTATCATGGCAGACGGCTCTGTCCTTTTTGACACAAAACTTGATTCCTCCGGCCTCGAAGGTGGATTGTCCGGGCTTGGCGAACGTGCGAAATCCGCATCCAAAATCGCAATTGGCGCGCTTGCGGGAATCGGTGCCGCCGCCGCAGGAGCGGCGGTCAAGCTTGCAAAAGAGGTCGTGACCCAATTCGGAGAGCTGGAACAGAATCTAGGCGGCTCCGAAGCGGTCTTTGGAAAGTATGCCGCGTCCATCCAGAAGACCGGCGAGGATGCATATAAAAATCTCGGAGTTTCACAAAGTCAGTATCTCGCGACCGCAAACAAAATGGGCGCGCTGTTTCAAGGCTCCGGCGTTGAGCAGCAGAAGGCTCTTGAAATGACGAGCAGTGCCATGCAACGAGCAGCTGACATGGCTTCTGTCATGGGGATTGATATGCAGGTTGCCCTGGACTCCGTCACAGGTGCCGCCAAGGGCAACTTCACCATGATGGATAACATCGGCGTTGCAATGAACCAGACAACGCTCGAAGCTTATGCCCTTTCTAAGGGGCTTGACCTTACGTGGAAAACCGCATCGAACGCCCAAAAGGCGGAAGTTGCCATGCAGATGTTCCTTGAGAACACTTCTCAGTACGCAGGAAATTTTGCAAAAGAATCCACGGAAACCATATCAGGTTCAATTGGGTTGCTCCAGGCCGCTGTCGGCTCATTCACCGCTGGGCTTGGAAATGCCGACGCGGACATGACAAATCTTACCGGAAATCTGGTTGATGCATTTCAAGCTGTTGTGAAGAACATCGTTCCAATCATCAAGAACATCGCATCGGCACTCCCGACGGCTGTTGATGCAATTCTTACGGCAGTAGCAGACTTGCTTCCAACGTTGATAAATACCGCCACGAACCTGTTCAGTCAGGTCTTGAGCACGATATTGACACTCCTTCCTCAACTTATTCCAGCGGCAATCGACGCGGTCATGATGATTGTTGGCGCGCTCATCGACAATCTACCGCTTTTGATAGGCGCGGCTGTGCATCTGGTTACCGCACTCGTTGACGGAATTGGACGTGCTATTCCACAGCTGATTCCCGCGGCGGTCGATGCCATAACGACCATTGTGCAGGGTTTGATTGAAAACTTGCCCATGCTCTTGGATGCGGCACTACAACTGATACTCGGATTGGCTGATGGATTACTGGCAGCAATACCCCATTTGATTTCGGCTTTACCTGCGATAATTCTCGCGTTGGTAGATTTCATCATCTCCGCTGTTCCACAAATAATCGATGCTGGAATACAGCTTCTGACATCGCTGGTCACGGAGCTTCCGAAGATTATCGCTGCAATTGTAGCCGCCATTCCACAGATAATCGATGGGTTGATTACGGCAATCCTCGGCTCCATACCGCAACTTGTCGATGCTGGAATAAAATTGCTGGTGTCGCTAATTCAGAGCTTGCCACAGATAATTTCAACAATTGTAGGCGCAATGCCAAAAATTATCACCAGCCTTGTGAGCGCAATCGTTGGAAACATCGACAAAATCATAGCAGCAGGCGTGAAGCTATTCGTCGCGCTGATAAAGAATCTTCCGACCATCATCACAGAAGTCGTGAAGGCCGTCCCACAAATCATTACAGCAATTGTTAAAGGATTTGGCGGTTCCGTAAACCAACTCGTTCAAGTCGGAGGAAACCTTATCAAGGGACTATGGCAGGGTATCTCTGATGCCGGAGCCTGGCTGTGGAACAAAATCTCTGGATTCTTCGGCGGCGTAGTCGATAAAATCAAGGACTTCTTTGGAATTCATTCACCATCAACGATATTCCGCGATATAATCGGAAAAAACTTGATGCTTGGGCTTGCCGATGGTATTGAAGATGGGTCTGAGACTGCAATTAATTCACTTGCAGAAGTAGCGCAGGCAATCGGAGATACAGATTTTCACGTTAACACAGATGGATTGTTCGATGGCATTGACACATCCGGAATATTCGAAGATGTTCAGTATACCGTGTCCGACAATTCTAGACGGATGTCCTCTGGGGCAGACGAAAAGACTTTGTCCGAAAACAACCGAACGCTGGAGTCGCCCTCCTCTGTCGGAATCGCCTCTGAGAATCCGAAGTACGTTGAAAACAACATCATCATCGACGGTCGGACAACCGCACGTGTTATCACACCGTACGTGGCAAAAGAGCTTGATTGGGAGGGAAAGTAAATGGCTGACGCAACAATAGGCGGAAGGCCGCTGTCTTACTACAGCGCAAAAATGCTTAGCTACACAGTCGGGGCAAGCGCGTTTTCCGGGAACTTTTTCCTTCCTCCGAATTCGCTCACGCCCATTTCACTGACCCCTAAATTTGGAAGCAGACTAATCACTATAGTATTGGACTTTGATTCGTCCGCCGAGAACAATATCGCAAAAATGACCATAGACACGACCGCTGTATTTGACCTAGTGCTGCCAGACGGAAACCTCTATACTTGTGCGCTGCAAAGCGTTTCTGCTCCGCGCCATATGACAGACTGGATTCAACAGACAACGTTTGTATTCGAAGGCGTGCGACGTGGAACTGATGTCACTAGAACGCTATCTGCAACCGGGAGTGTCTCCGTTACCGGCGATTTAACCGCGCCTGTTCGACTAACCGTCACAACCTCGCTGACAACCGTTACCGTGATGGGCATTCAAATTCGAAACGCCAATACAGGAATAACTATTATTGATGGAATTGAAACAATGACTATAAAACGCGGCAGTCAAAATGTACTGAATGATGTATCAATAACTGCGTTTCCACGACTGCCGCCCGGTACAAACACAATAACTATCACTCCAACGCCGACACAAGTTTCGCTTGTATTCAGACCACTGTACAGATAGGAGGAAGCCAATGCTTTCCGTGAGAACCATAGATAATGAGTTTTTGCCGATAACGACATACTCAAATCTCTGTCATGTGCACAATAGGAATGGGAATGACACCCTTTCGTTTTCTATTCCACTTAATGATGCACTGTATCGAAAACTCGCTGAAGAGTGCATCGTCGAGACTGATAAAAACATCTGGCTCATAAAAAAAATTCAAGATGAAAAATTCGAGTGCGAGCTTGACTTTGACTTCTTGAAAACCACTGTCTACACAAACTACAGAAGTGAAACGCGGACGCTTTCACAAGTACTGCAACAGCACATCCCCTCCGGGTGGACGATACTTTCGGCGAATGTCGTAGCCTTTAGCCGAACCATAGAATTCGATTTTTGCACTGCCTTTGATGTTATTCAGAGATGCATGCAAACGTATGGGGTTTACTTTGTTTGGGAGACGAAAACAAAAACAATTACCGTTGTGCGCCCCGACACTGTTCAAGTCAGTGGTCAGTACATCACCGAGGACCTGAATCTCCGAAGGCTTGGGTTTCAGGGCGATACAAAGGATTTCATTACCCGCATGTATTGCTTTGGCGCAGAGGGCATGACATTTTCCGAGATTAACGGAGGCAGACCCTATGTTGACAACTTCACTTATTCGAGCAAAGTCGTATGCGGATACTGGTCTGACGAAAGATACACATCTCCGTCAGGCTTGTTAGCCGACGGAATTAACAAACTGAAACAGATTGCCATACCTGTGCGCTCTTATGAGTGTGATGTTGTTGATATTGCAAAGCTCAGCCCGAATTATTCATTTTTGGATTTTGCGCTCCACAAAAAAGTCGTGCTATTGGATTCTGATAGAAAAGTGCGTATCGAGCATCAAATTGTCGAGTATCGAGAATATCTAGATGACCCAGAGCTTAACGTCATAACGCTGTCGTCTGTTCCCGGAGCAATCACCAGCACAATCAGAAAAATAGAGTCCAATCTTGGTGATGAAATTATCCAATCCGAATGGAGATCAAACGAACATATTCTCCGCGCTACTGAGCTTATCACCGAGAGGCTTGGAGGATATGTCTTGAAGGAAAAGGATGTCCTGCTCATCATGGATAACCCAGACAAAAACCTTGCACGAAAAGTGTGGATGTGGAGCATTGGAGGCCTTGGATTTTCATCGACAGGAATTGCTGGGCCATTTACCACGGCAATCACAGCAGATGGAAAAATCGTCGCTGATTTTGTAAAAACCGGAACACTTGAGGCAAGTGTCATTGCGGCAGGCTCCATCACGGCTGACAAACTCGCCGCAGGATCCATCACAGCAGACAAGCTTGCTGCCAACTCCATCACCACCGAAAAGCTCTACGTAGGCGCGGCAGACAAGAATTTTGTATCAAACAGGGACTTGTATAACTGGACAGAGTATTATGCCCCAGCGGGAGCGTC